AGGTGAAATTGTTGCAAACATAGATGGTTCTAATTCAACTGTTACTAATTTACCAAATTCAGCATTAACAAATACAGGTATCACAGTATCAGATGGTTCAAACTCAACAGCAAGAGCATTAGGTACAACAATTACATTTACTGCTGGTGAAGGTATGGATGTAACTGAGAGTTCAGGTACAATTACTTTTGCTGGTGAAGATGCAACAACTTCAAATAAGGGTATTGCTTCATTTTCTAGTGATGATTTTAGTGTATCATCAGGAGCAGTAACAGTCAAATCAAGTGGAATTACAAATACACAACTAGCAGGTTCAATCGCAAATGCAAAATTGGCGAACTCTGCAATAACTATAAACGGGTCATCAGTTTCATTAGGAGGAAGTGCCACTATCACAGGTTCAGAACTTGGTGAAGGTGACATTTTCAGCAACGATAATAGCATAGCATCAAACGCCACATACACAACTGCATCTACAAAGAATGCATTTTTAGTAGGTGACATTACTGTAGAAAATAATGTTACAATGGAAATAGATGGTAATGGTTCATTAGAGATAATATAAAAAACTTAGGAGTATAAATAGAGTCATGGCAAGTAAATTAAAAGTAGACGAACTCGCAGGTTCAACGGGTAATACCGTATCATTAGCATCAGGACAAACATTAGATACTTCTAATGGAACTCTGACAATAGGTGCAGATAAGATAACAAACACAGAATTAGCAGGTTCAATTGCGAATTCAAAATTAGCAAATTCTTCAATAACAATAGGTGATGAAAGTTCTAATACTTTTGATATTAGTCTTGGTGACGAATTAAGTATTGTTGGTGGTGAAGGTATAGATACTACAATCACAGGTAATTTAATAGCACTTGCTGGTGAAGACGCAACATCAAGTAACAAAGGTATTGCATCATTTAGTACAGACAATTTTACAGTTTCTTCTGGAGCAGTTACAATTAAAGACCAAGGTGTTGCTTTAGCAGAAATCGCCAATCAAGCGGCGAATACTGTTCTTGTTAGAGATGCAAATAGTTCTGGTGTAGTATCAGCAAAAGCAGTTGCAAATACACAACTATTAATAGGTGATGGAACAGGTTTTACTGCCGCCGCCCTTTCTGGTGATGTAACAATGACTAATGCTGGTGTCGTTACAATCGCCGCACAATCAGTAGAAAATTCTATGTTGGCAGATGATGCAGTTGGGGCAGATGAACTCGCCGCAAATGCAGTTGTTACAGCATCTATAGTTGATGCAAACGTAACTACAGATAAAATTGCCGACAGTAATATTACAGCAGGTAAATTAGCAAGTACGTCTGTAACATTAGCAAAAATTCAAAATGTCGCCGCAAACTCAATTCTTGGAAGAAACGCAAATAGTTCGGGTGCTTTGACAGAAGTAGCATTAGCAACAACAGAAATTTTAATAGGTGATGGAACAGGTTTTACCGCCGCCGCCCTTTCTGGTGATGTAACAATGACTAATGCTGGTGTCGTTACAATCGCAAATACCGCCGTTGAACATGCTATGATGGCAAATGATGCTGTTGACGGTGATATTATTGCTGACGATTCAATAAATAGTGAGCATTATGTTGATGGTAGTATCGATACTGCCCATATTGCAGATGCTCAAGTAACATTAGCAAAAATCGCCAACGCCGCCGCAAATACAGTTGTAGTAAGAGATGCGAACAGTTCTGGAGTATTAAGTGCTAAAGCAGTTACAAATACTCAGATATTAATTGGTGATGGTACTGGATTTACCGCCGCCGCCTTATCTGGTGATGTAACAATGACTAATGCTGGTGCAGTAACAATCGCCGCAAATGCTGTAGAAACCGCCATGATTGCAGATGACCAAGTTACAAATGCTAAGATGGCAGGTGATGCTATCACAGGTGCAGAATTGGCAGATGACGCAGTTAATAGTGAACATTACACGGATGGTAGTATTGATACTGCCCATATTGCTGACGGTCAAATTACTGAAGCAAAGATGGCAGATGATGCTATTAGTTCAGTAGAATTAAAAGGTTTAGTCACAATACAGATTTTAGCATCTGATGGTTCAACTGTGGTTAAAACTATATTCACTCCAGGTTCATAATCTCTCTTATAAATATAATAAAAAGAGAGTTAATATATGTCAAATCCTTCTAGTAAAGATGGTTTAAAACAATATGCATTAAGGGCGTTAGGTAAACCGGTTATAGAAATAAATGTTGATGACCATCAAGTTGACGATAGAATTGATGAAGCATTACAATATTTTGCACAATATCATTATGATGGTGTTAGAAGAACCTATCTCAAGTATGAATATACACAAGCAGATAAGAATAGAATTATAGGTACATCTAGTGAAACTAGAACCGAGGGTAGTTCAGCATCAACAACTTGGAAAGAAGATAATAGTTACTTGATGATACCTGAAAGTGTAATATCAGTTGTTAATATTTTCCCTTTCTCAAATAAAGGTAATTTAAATCTTTTTGATGTTCGTTATCAAATGCGATTAAATGACTTGTATGATTTTTCCTCTACATCAATTGTAAATTATGATGTTGTTTTAAGACATTTAGATTTCTTAGACCACGTTTTAGTGGGTGAGAAACCTTTAAGATTTAATCAACTTGATAATAGACTTTACATTGATATGGATTGGAAAAATGATTTACAAATAGGTGAACATTTAGTTATTGAATGTTATAGAAAATTAGACCCAGACACTTATACAGATATGTACAATGACATTTATTTAAAAAGATATGTTACTGCACTAATTAAAAGACAATGGGGTATAAATCTTTCTAAATTTAATGGAGTTACTATGGTGGGTGGTGTAACATTAAACGGTGGTGATATTTTAAGAGAAGCACAACAAGACATAGAAAAATTAGAAATAGAAATCAGAACAACATATGAAGAATTCCCACATATGATAATGGGGTAATTTATGGCAGTAAATCATTATTTTCAAGGTGGTCAAGGTATTGGAAACAATAGCGAAAAAGCACTTTATGAAAATCTAATAATTGAAGGTCTAAAAATTTATGGTTTTGATGTTTATTATCTCCCTAGAACTTTAGTAAATCAAGATTTAATATTAGGTGAAGATACACTATCTAAATTTGATGATAGTTATATGATAGAAATGTATATGGAAACCACAGAAGGTTTTGCAGGTGAGTCAGAATTAATTAATAAGTTCGGTTTAGAAATTAGAGAAGACACAACATTTACGGTTGCAAAGAGAAGATTTGATGATGCTGTTGACAGTTATCACACTTTAATAAAAGAAGGTAGACCAAATGAAGGAGATATATTATATTTTCCTTTGATGAATTCATTTTTTGAAATACAATTTGTACAAGACCAAGAACCGTTTTTTCAATTAGGTCAATTACCAGTATATAAATTAAATTGCACAAGATGGGAATACTCATCAGAAGAATTAAATACAGGTATTACAGATATCGATAGTGCAGAAACACAATACTCTACAAATCAATTAGATTTTCAAATACAATTAGAAGAAGGTACTTTAGATGATTCTACTGAAAGTTATTTGTTGTTAGAAAATGATAGTGCTGATGGAAATGTTCAATACTTTTTATCAGAAGAATTTGCTATTCAAACACAATCACCATATGCAGATAATACGGACTTAGATAGTGAAGCAGGTTTTGACACAGCAAGTGCTACAGACGATATATTAGATTTCACAGAACGTAACCCATTTGGAGAGGTAGATTTTTAATGTTAGGTAAATATTTTTATAATGAGGGTTTAAGAAAATGCACAATTGCATTTGGTGCCATTTTTAATAATATACAAATTCAAAGAAAAAATTCTAGTGGAACTGTGGTGCAATCACTTTCAGTTCCTTTAGCATATGCTCCTAAAGAAAAATTTTTGGTTAGATTAAGTCAAAAACCAGATTTAAATGAAAGGGAATTTGCAATTACATTACCTAGAATGAGTTTTGAAATTAAATCTTTACAATATGATGCTAGTAGAAAATTAACAAGGTTAAATAAATATAAATCTGTAAAGGGTGGTATAGATGGTAAAGTTTTAAATTATAATTATACTCCTGTTCCTTATGATATATCTTATGATTTAAATGTTTTTACTGCAAATGCTGAAGGTGGTTTGCAAATTGTAGAACAAATATTACCATTTTTTCAACCCGATTATACAGTAACAATAAATGTAATACCAGAGTTAAATATAAAAAGAGATGTACCTATAATTTTAAAAAATATAAATTTTGAAGACAGTTATGATGGTAATTTTACAACACGAAGAGCAGTTGTTTATTCTCTTTCTTTTACTGCAAAAACATATCTATATGGACCAGCACAAACACAGAAGGTAATTAAAAAATCTCAATCAGATATGTATACAAATGTTTCTACATCACCCAAAGCAAGAGAAGAAAGAATAATAGTTATACCAAATCCTGAAAGTGCAGATGCAGATGATGATTTTGGGTTTACAACAACCATAACTAATTTTTCAGACGGTAAATCTTATAACATAGAGAGAGATGAAGATGTCTAAACTAGAAGATAATTTAAATGATATTTTAGGTATTGAAAATGAACCTGTAAGCACAGATGATTTCAAAGCACCTACAGTAAGAACAGAAGATAAAAAGAAAGATGATATAGATAATGATTATGTTAATAGTAGGGAAAATTATTATGAACTTATTGAAAAAGGTCAAAAAGCAATAGATGGTATTTTAGATATTGCAAAAGAAGGTCAACACCCTAGAGCATATGAAGTTGCAGGTCAGTTGATTGGTCAAGTTGCAACAGTCACAGACAAATTGCAAGACTTACAAAAGAAATTAAAAGATTTAAAAGAAGTTCCAAAAAATGCAGGTGCTAATATAAAGAATGCTTTATTTGTTGGTTCTACTGCTGAATTACAAAAGATGTTAAAAAATGAAAACAATGAGGGCGAAAAATCAGTTAAAGAAGTCAAAGATATTCAAGATAAGTGATTTAACTTATGTTAAACATGGACTTATATTAGACGAACTGTTAAAAACAAAAGAATTACTAAATCCTATAGAGATAAAAATAGATACACACAGCAGTATTATGGGTGCTGGTGGAATATATTATACAAAAAAACATTTAGTTGTGTTTAGAGGAAGTAGAAGAGTAACAACTGCATTAAAATTAGGTTGTACACATATAGAAGGAGTTATAATTGAGTGACGCATATTTAGGTAATCCAAACTTAAAAAAAGTAAATACTAAAGTAGAGTTTACCAAAGAACAAATTAAAGAATATCAAAAGTGTGCAAAAGACCCTTTGTACTTTATGACTACTTACATTCAAATAGTTTCACTTGATGAGGGTTTAGTACCATTTAATATGTACCCATTTCAAAAACATATTGTGCAAACTATTCACGATAATCGTTTTACCATATGCAAATTACCAAGACAGTCTGGTAAATCTACAACAACAATATCTTATTTACTACATTATGCTCTTTTCAATCCTAATTCTAATTTGGCGATACTTGCAAACAAATCATCTACAGCAAGAGATATTTTAGGTCGTTTGCAATTAGCATACGAAAATTTACCAAAGTGGTTACAGCAAGGTGTTATCAATTGGAACAAAGGTAATATTGAATTAGAAAATAAATCAACCATAGTCGCCGCCGCAACTTCATCATCTGCAATCCGAGGTGGTTCATTTAACATTATATTCTTAGACGAGTTTGCATTCGTACCAGCAAATATNGCCGAACAGTTTTTTAGTTCTGTTTATCCTACAATATCATCTGGTAAAAATACAAAAATGATTATAGTTTCTACACCTTATGGTATGAATATGTACTACAAATTATGGACTGATGCTCAAAATAACCAAAATGATTATGTACCTATTGAAGTACATTGGTCTGAAGTTCCTGGTAGAGATGAAAAGTGGAAAGAAGAAACAATAAGAAATACATCACCTGAACAATTTCAATCAGAATTTGAATGTGAGTTTTTAGGTTCAGTTGATACATTGATTGCACCTAGTAAAATAAAAACAACACCTCATATACCAGCATTAACGTCAAAAGGTGGTTTACAAATGTTTCATAAACCTGAAAAAGACAAATCATATGTATGTACTGTTGACGTTGCAAGAGGAACTACTAAAGATTACTCAGCATTTATTATATTTGATGTTTCAAAAATACCATATACAGTTGTTGCAACATATAAAAATAATGAAATAAAACCTTTTGTATTTCCTAGTGTAATAGAAAAAGCATGTAAAGGTTTTAATAATGCAGATATTTTAGTAGAAGTAAATGACTTAGGTCAACAAATATCAGATACAATGCAATATGAATTAGAATATGAAAACATGTTGATGACAACACAAAGAGGTAGAGCAGGTCAAATTTTAGGTGCAGGTTTTAGTGGAAGAGGCACATCTATTGGTGTTAGAATGACAAAGCAAATTAAAAAAATAGGTTGTTCAGCATTTAAAACTTTAGTTGAATCTGATAAAGTTATTATAAATGATTTTAAAATCATAGAAGAAATGTCAACTTTCTCAAG